ATTTCAAGCAACAACGGGTGCAAATGTTCAGCATGTTACGCATTTCTTTAAAGCGAGTTTAGAGTAATACCACGTTTAGAGTGAACCAATTGGTATTTTTGTTAAATTTGAATATTCTGTTGAGTTGTCTTTATATTTTCTAAAAATACGATCATATTCTGCCTGAACCAACTTTTTTTTATCAAGATGATATTTAGATTGTTCATTATGATAAAGGACTTTTGCAATATGTTCGTTTTTTTGTTTTAAAAGATCTGTAAGTAATGCTTCATGATCGGTAATTATTTTTAACAAACCTGTAGCTTTTCTCTGTTCAACCTGCTCCTTTAGTGTTGTTGGTGGTCTATACTTTATTTCAACAAAAGTCCTAGATCTACTTGGAGGCCTTCTTGCAGTTCTTGGTCTAGTTCCAGTTCTACTTCTATTTGGGTTATATCCAGTCCTTAAAGTTGATTTATGCATATATATATTAGTAATAATAAAAATTACATTTTTATTTTTTGTTGACTAATTAATTCTTCATATTCTTCTTTTAATTCGTTATAACGAATATTTTTTGGATTTAGTCTCTTTATATCTTGAGTCATTTGAGCAGTATCCCTTGAAGATCTAATTTTACGTGTTAATTCTTCAATTTCAATTAATAATTCTGATAATTCATTTTCTATTCTTCTTATTTTTATATTATCTCGTATAATATTTTCACCTTTTCTTGGTGCAGTTGCAGAATGTCTTGATGCAGTTGCTCTTGGCGAACTTGCTCTTGGCGCAGTTGTTCTTGGTGCATTAGTTCTTGCAGTTGTTCTTGATGCAGTTGCTTTTGGCGAATTAGCTCTTGCATTACTTCTTGTCGCAGTAGCTCTTGCGCTTTCCCTCGGCATATTTCGTTGAGCAGTTCTTGGTGCAGTTGCTCTTGCTCTTTGCGCGCTTGCTCTTTCCCTAAAATTTTTACCAAAAATGGAATCAACCATTGATGTATATCCTATTGGAATTTTTCTACCATTTTTTATAAAATATGTTCTATGCTGTGGACTACGCGGTTTTACCTGATTTGGTTCACTTTTTTGTACTAAAACTCGTTGAGTTCTATTTTTTGATGTATTTGTTATTTTTTTTGTTATTTGTTTGAATAATTTATATGATTTATTTATTGCAGAAGGCGATATTATACTTTTAATTAATAATTGAATTTTTTTTTTATTTTCATGTATTAATTCAATAAATTCAATATGTTTATTACGTATTTGAAAATATATTTCAAAATGTCTTTTTTTATCTTTTGGGTCAGTTAATTCATATATATGCTTATAAGGTGTATATAAAGAAGTTATATACATAAAAAATGAAATATAATTGGTCAACCCCTTTTCGTATGATTGTATATTATATTTATGTTTATATGTAACGATATAACGATCAATCGCGTCATATATTTTGTGTAGTGTTTGTTTAATATTACCTTTAGTTTTATGTATATTTGCTCCTAATTCAACACAAATATATGCATATTTACCAAAGACCGGATTTGGATCTAATAATTCTTCTTCTACCTTATTAGTATAATTCCTTACATATTCTATAGAATGTTCAAGAATATCTTCTTTTATATTATTCCAAACAGGCATATTTTTATGAATCGTTTTTATAAATGAAGTAACATCATCTTTACGCATATATTCTTTTAAATTAGATAACATATCTAGAGTTTGCTCATTCATATATATTAGTATTATATAATAAAATATACTCTGCATAAAGTATAATGAATAAGTTGGATGATTTGCTCGATTTATTTGAGATTAAGGAATTAAATTTAAACTCGCTACGAATCGCCAAAAAAAAAGTATTATTATTGCACCCAGATAAAAACAAAGTAGATACTAAAGAGCATTATTTATTTTTTAAAAATGCATATGAAAAACTTACGCAAATTTATGGATACATCCATCATGAAAAAGACGAAAGTAATTTCAAAGACCATGAAATTGATGGCACATTTAAGGAATTTATAGAAAAGAAAGGTTATACGCCCAAAAAAAATCCAGAAATGTACTCAAAGCACTTTAACGAAATGTTTGAAAATGTTCATATTAAAGAAGATGCAGATGGCTATCAAGACTGGCTAAAATCAGACGCCGATCTATATGATAAAGATAATTTAGAACAATCCAGAAAAAAATTAATATCATCCAGCATAGTAAAAGTCGACCAAATTGAATCAGCTCACTCAATGAGTAAATATTCAGATCTAAAAGAAGCTCACATCAATACAATTATTGGGCTGGACCAAGATAAGCTTTATAAAGAAACACCTCAATTTAAATCGGTAACTGATTATGAAATGTATCGGCAACAACAGATGGGAAAAGGATTATCCGAACAAGAAAGTTTAAAACATATAGCGAATATAGAGCAGGAAGAAAAAAAGCACGCCATAGAATTATCATACCAATTATTAAAACGCGAAGAAGAAATGAAACGAAAACAAAAGGAATTTAATTCGCGATTTTTAATGCTGTCAACTTAAAATATTATATATATGTAATGGAATTATATATAATAATGGGTTTAGTACTTATATTATTCATTTTGTTAACTATGAAATATTATAGAGATAAGTATCTAGACAAAAAAAATGAATTTCATAATGAATTAGTAAATATTGATTCTTATTTTTATTCAGAAAGGTATGTAAGTGAATCAAAAAGGCGCAAGATATGGTTACACATACCATTCGAAAAAAATTCACGAAATTGGGCCAATTTTGGCTCTAGAACATCAACCGATTTAAATTTAGCATATATGATGTTATGCATGAAATCGATAATAGACTATTGTGGATCATCATATGATATAATTATTATAGATGACACTAATTTTCCTGATTTATTAAGGAATGATATTGACATGTTGAAATTATCGGGCAGTTTAAAAGATAAATATAGAGAGTTATGTTTGTTGCAAATATTACACAAGTATGGCGGAATAATAGTGCCGCCATCGCTTTATCTTCATAAAGATATAAAAGAAATCGATAACCAGTCGGTATGGTTCGTAGCAGAGATCACAAATAAACAGAACGTCTCCTATGCGCCATTATACCCCTCCACTATTTTTTCGGGATCACCTGCAAATAATATTCAATTGGGCGAATATATACAATATTATTCAGAAGAAATGAAAAACGATTTTGGTGAACATAGTTTACACTTCAGCCATAATTATATGCGAAAGAATAATATTCACAAGCTAGATGGTAAACTCATTGGGGTCAAAGATAAATTTAATAAACCAATTACGATCGAAGATTTAATGGAAAACAAACAAATATTTTTAGACGATCGCCACATAGGTGTTTACATTCCACACACTGAATTAATAAAACGAACCAAATATAATTGGTATTGCGCACTCAATGCAGAAGAAGTGTTGAAGTGCAATGTATTTATATCTAATTATATGTCATGTACTGAAAAATAATATTCTAAGTAATGCACCGAATTAGTATATTTAATTTTAGAAGTATATAAAATTTCATTTTTATTAGAAACTTGTCTTAAAATAGTAATGAATCCGTTGTATGTGGTTGCTTTTTGTAAATATTTCTTTTTAGACTCATAATAGTGCGGTTCTAATTGCAGTATAAACGGCTCTATTTTATTATTATAAACTGCCTGTTTATAATGATTTGCATTAATAGTAATGTTATTATTCTCCTTGGTGCCAACAGATTTTAAAAATTCTATAAAAAAATCTATTTTATTTTTAATTATTTGATTTTTCATATATATTATATATATATATTAAATCATTAGTAAAAAACATTAACATAATTTTATTATCAAACCCATCATAAATATATTGTATATATTTGCAGATTTTTTCTATAAATTTATATTTATATTCATGCGCAATGCCTTTATAATATTCATACAAAAAATTATATATATCTAATAAAGAATAACCTTTGTCAAACAATAAAAATAATACATTTGTAGCTTTTTTTACATCTTGTGTAACTATGTGACCATTGTATTCATCAAACGTTTGCACATTTATTAGATTTATATAAGGCCGAATATCATCTATTTGCGTTTTATTTAATAATTTCAATTTATTAAATAAATTATAAATAAAATAAGGAGAAATATTTTTATACTCCAACAATGCATTTACATCAAAAAATATTCGCTCTGTAGTTGAAATGGTAGTTATTATCTCTCGATAATTTTCTTTTGTAAGATCATCAAAATATAGGGGGGATAATCTGGTCTGTATAATTTCATTTATTTTGTTTGTATTTTCGCAGCCAAATATAAAAAAAGTGTTTTTACATGTATCCATTAATATTTTAAGATATTGTTGATTAGGCTCATTTATGATGTCAAAATTTTCAATAATTAAAAATTTATGTACATGGGTTATCATTTTGCAAAACACCTTAATTTCATTATTTGTTCCAGAAAAATTTATATCATTGAAACAATCGATATTTAATATATATTGAGAATAATTATGCACATGTTGGCGTTTATAATATTCTTTAATGATGAGCGGAATTGCGATTGATTTAAAAGTAATGTGGCTACCTATAAGTAATAAATTCATATCATTATTTTCGATATGCAAATGAATATCATGTAGCATTTCCGTTTTTTTAGGAAGAACTAGTTTATTTAGTTCGGTTGGTACATATTTATGTTCGATCAATGACATTATATTAATTTAATCGTAATATATTTAAATAATATTTATTATCCATGTTATATGGATTTGGATTATTATGAAATATTAGGATTAAAAAAAGGATGCTCAGAAGATGATATCAAAAAAGCTTACAGAGCATTAAGTTTTAAATATCATCCGGACAGAAATAAAGATGCGGATGCGGGAGATAAAATTCGGCAGATTAATGATGCTTATGAAACATTGGGCGATAAACAAAAACGATCTCATTATGATATTGAGCAATCTGGTGGAAGCCCATTTGACAATATAATTAACGAAATTTTTAGGCATCAAGGTGGTGGGGGACGAGGCGGCGGTATTCACCAAATGTTCAAACAAAATATGATGTTTCATGGCGCAAATCAGCCCGCATTTGAAGTAATGTTTACAAATGAAATGCCGCCGTTTTTCAATGCACCAAAAGCGCAACCTCCTCCGACCCTAGAAAAAAATATAAATATTACTTTCGAACAATCCTATACTGGTACTAATATTCCATTTGTAATTGAGAGAGATATCAAGGAGGGGAACCTAACATACCAAGAGCAAGAAAAAGTATACATTCCTATCCCACAAGGGATCGATAGTGGCGAAATTATGCAGATTCCGGAAAAGGGACACATATACAATGGAATCAAGGGCGATATTAAATTGCATCTACATATTGCGCCTCATGAAAAGTTTGACAGGCGAGGATTAAATATTATATATAAACAAACTCTCACTTTTAAAGAGAGTATTTGCGGGTTTGAAAGTATTTTATCGCATGTAGATGGTAACCAAATGCGCCTATTAAGTTCGCGCGGAAATATAATCCAAAATGGCGATGAAAGAGTACTTAAAGGAAAAGGGTTTTCAAGAAATAATCAAACGGGAGATTTAATTATTGCATTTAAGGTTGTTTCGCCACCAGATTTAACAGAAGACCAGTTAAAGTTGTGCGAATCTATATTTTAAGCCAACTTTCTACTTCTAGTTGGGCTTGTTCATATTCATCTTTAGTAACATTTTCTACATTTAAAATACCACTGGCCCATCTAACTCGTTCTATTAATTTAGGAGAAATTTTGTCTTTTATTTCTTCCAAAGTATGAATTGTTTCTCGAATATATTCTTTGTATATTTGCCTGGCGTTTTCTGTCTCTCGTATGGTTTCTTCTTCAGGTGATATTATAACTTCGACGACATCATTGCAATATGAATATTCTTCTATTAATTCGCCAATATGTATTTTTAACTTTTCATCTAGAAGACATTTTATTTCAAACCGCCCCATTTTATTATCATGTATTAGGGTTCTGCCGCCTAAAAAAGTGTTATCTTTTACATATACGCGGTGTCCTTGATAAAATCCCAATTCAACTTCATTACAAGTTGGCTCAACTAAAATGGATGTTTCTGCGGGAAGTGGAGTACCCGATTTAAATAAAACATGCATATAACCTTCTAGATCAATACCGATATCTGTATTAAGCATATTAATAAGTATATGATTAATTATTTAATTAATTTAGAAATATTATTTTAAAAAATTTTTATATTAAAATATTTAGTTATTATATAATGGCTCGTAAAGGATCGCGAATTGGATTAGTTAATGGTATTGGTAAAGCGGGGTCGCGTTTAGGAAAAACTGGAACCAATCTTGCGTATGGCGTCGGGAGAACTGGCAAAAATGTAGTTGGTCTTGCATTAAATACTGGCAAGGGGGTAGTAGGTGCGGTCGGCAATCTTGGCCAGGGTGTTTTCAATACATTCGGCCAAATGGGGTCAAGGAAAACTCGTCGGGGCAAGCGACGTGGAAAGCGCGGAACCCGCGGAAAGCGCCGTGGTGGGTGCAAGGGAATGCTAGAGGGATCTCCTATATAAATTAATCATTTTTATATGAAAATATTAGTAATAATTTCATATAAGTATTGAAAATATAAATTTTTAACATTAGAATTATATATTTATACCATTTTGTGATTTATATTTCACATAATTTTTTATAATTTATAAAAATTACTAGAAATAACATAAAATAATATAATACCACCTATTTCAATAAAAATATGATAAGGAAAGTATGGATATATTTTTAACATTTTTTCACAATTGTATTTTTCATTCAAAAATAAAAGTATAATAATTCCTATAAAAAATATTATTTGATGTATGCTATTTTTAATAAATTTTGGTAATAATGGTAAGTAATATAACAATAATGATATCATGATTATCCCTTGGCTTAATATATAAAATACAATTGATAAATTAAATAATGAATATATATCAAAGCATACTAGTAACAATAAATACAAAATAAACTCATAACTAGGTAATTTATTAGTATAAGAATAAAAAACATAGAAAAAAGATAAATTTATTAAATACGTAAGAGTATGTGTTATATTTGTTTGTATTGATCCTTTAATATGAACTATATGAGAAAATGAATGAAACAATTCAAAAAATAATAATGATAATAATAACATAAATGTGTAGTTATGTTTTGTTTTTAATAAAAAAAATATTATGATCATGCAGTTTATTAAATTAAATAATGTTGAATATGGCTGTGCTATTCCACTTTTATTTGTTTTTTCACAAGTATTAAATGGGAATGTGTATTCACTTTTACTCATACACTATTAATATATTTTTAATAAAAAGTTGAAAATTTTTCTATAAAAGTTTATTTTTTAAAAAGTAAAAATGAAAGTTGAAAAATAAAACTCAAGTTTTTTCCAAAAATTTCCAAGAA